CCCAACAATACTAGACATTTTGAAAACACCATGCGTACCCTTTGCTCTATTGTGTCTTATAGTACTCATTTGTTGAGATAAGAAATCAGTTGGATTCGTTGTTGTAACAGGAACTTTACCACCGTCTCTTTCTCTTAATCTTTTGTCATCTGAGGCTAACCACCTATGATATCCATCTACAATCTCATTTTTCTGATTTCTGATTACTGGTTGAGTCCAACCATCTTCGAGGATGGAAATAACAAGTAATTCCATCTCATATTTACCCATTGAATTAGGGTTGTAATTATTGGGTTGTAATGTTTCTCTTTTTACCCATTCGATATTATCTATGGGGTGTTTAAGTATATTCATTTTTGAACCTCTCGGTTTTCATTATTTTTTTTATTCTTCATAGTTGCCGCCTTTCTTCTCTTAAAATCCCCTCTTATTGCTAAATCGCATAAGAATTTCCAACTACATCCTGATGCTGGATGTGGTTGGCCGTCAGGGATTTTGTCGTTGGTATCTTTGTAATGAATATTAATACAATCGTTTATGCCTTTTTGAACTACTGATTTTAATGGTTCTTCATAGCCAGTCATTATTATATTGAAGTATGATTTCCAAGACTTATAAGCTGGAGGCAAAACCTTCCCTGTGTAGAGCCCAACATTAGCATACCTCAAAGCTGTCCTAGCTCCTCTAACTCTATTTTGCATCTTCTCCCATAAGTCAGGGTCTATTAATTGATATTCTCCGATTCCACGCAATGGTTCTTCACCAAAGGCATTACTTACTCTTTGCTTCAGGAACTTATTATGATAGCCGGGTAGTTTGTCAAGGGCATCATAGTATTTATTATAATCCCAATTGAACTGACTTATTGAATGCCAAACATCATTTGAATGCCAATCATAGATAGGATGTGCTAGATGAACGTTACCAAACTGGTGAGCTATATAGTTGTCTGCACGCTTCCTAAGAACTGCACCCCTTCTTCTTAAACTCTCTTGAGCTCTTATCCCTGTTAGAAAACAAACATTACCATTGAATTTTTGATAGATATTATTGCAAAATTCTGGCATAGTTTGACCAGGTATAAATTGGGGATGAGTTAAGATCGCTTTAGGTGGCAATTCTCTACACCAAATATCTTTTTTACCTGGTTCCCAAGGATACCACCAAGGCTCATTATTACTGCAAGCATTCCTATGCTTCACAGGTAGACAGAACCAGTAAAAATCTAATTGTTTATTGTCTGATACTCTTTCCACATATTCAACAGTCTGAGATGTGATTGCTTCTTCATCAATATAAACTACCTCTAATGGTAGCTTCTTCAATTCTTTAGCAATCTCTAAAGCTAAATTAAGAACGATTGTTGAGTCTTTCCCTCCAGAGAAAGAGACAACTACCTTGTCAAACCTTACGAAACAACTTCTAATGCGTTTTTTTGCTTCTACCAATACATTAGTCTCATATTCAATTTTATCATGTGATAATCCCATTATCCTACCTCATCGAGTATTTGTTTAGCAGTATCAAAATAAGCTGAAGCCTCAATTACAGCTTCCTTCTCTATTGATAGTATTTCTTTCCAAGTAACTATCTTTGTCTGATTCTCTTTATCAATAGGATGTAAATCTCTGAAAGCCCATGGATGAGTTCCAAGATAAAAAGCTCTAGGCATTTCATAGAATGGGGAAATTGGTAAATTGAAGTATCTTATAGCAGCAATAACTTCTTCATGAGACCACTCTGAAATTGGGGAGTACCTTGTAATACCATTTCTATTAGTATAAATGTTCTTACCATTTTTACCTACATAGTTGCTATCCGCTCTACGTCTACCAAGTAATATGATGTCAAGACCTTGTTCATTAAAATAAATGTCTTGGGCTCTTTGCTGTACGAACTTATACCACCTAGAAGAAATCTGATTATTAGCAGGGAAAAGATAGATTTGATTTTTCACCAACCATTCTAAGTCTTGCCCTGTGTTTATCCTTGTGATGTCTTTAGGAGCGTTCTTGTTGAGCCACTCCATATATTTTTTGTATTCTAATTCGGTGTGGCCAATCATTGCATCATGAATACCAACTTCTTGAGCTACTAACTGTAAAGCAACTGAGTCTTTACCTCCACTCCAAGCTATTGCACACTTCTTACCTTTGGTTATCTCTAGTACCTCTTCACAAGTTTTATCTATAAGATTATTCATGTGTGAACGGCACACATACTCTTCGATATTATTGAATACATTACTAAATAATTGCTCATCATGTGAAGTAAAGGCTCTGTTTTTTAATACTCTTCTATTCATGGCGTTACCTCCAATGTCTTCTTGTAACCAACAGCAGGTAAAGAGTTAAAAAATTCGTGAACATCTTTCATATTCTTAAGTTTCTTAGCTATTATTTTACTGTGATATTTCAGCTTTGATAATGCTAACGGACACTTAGTTGATTTTTTCTTATCAACAGAGTGAACCTTAAATTTTGAGACTGCACCGTCTTTAAACCTTGGAAGGAGAGGATACATCTGACAATCAAGAGGCTTATATCCACCATCACAAGTTGCTGTATCATTCGCTTTACACTTAGCCAATAAACCACCTTTATAAGCCTTACCAAGTTCAAGGTGTTTAATCATATTCTTAGGTACATTATCAAGTTCACTAGGATATAGAATAATTCCACTAACTCGGGCTGTCCTTTTGCAACATCTAAAATCACATCCTGCTGAAGGGCAATGTTCTATTAAACCTTTGTTCATGTCACACCGTCCTAATCTCTTTTAAATTTTTGGCAGATACTCCGTCTACAATAGTTCTATTGATCATTGGATGCTCTTCGTCAACTGGTCCATAATCAGAAGTCGGATGAAATGCAACAACTCTCATTTCCTCACCAAAAGTCTCAAATGAATGTGTTCCTGTTAAGGCATATATACCATTGAATTGTTTTTTAGTCCCTTCTTCATGAATTATAAATACTTGACCTGGTACTAAATCAATATTTCCCCATGGAGTTATACATTTACCTTTACCTGAAACTATCATACCTACTCTTTTATCAGGGTGAGTGTGTTGTGTCTGTGTTATAGACTTCGGAAAATATAATAGGTTAAAACAAGGGTCACCTTTCATCACAGGTGGTATAAGTAATGAATCTGTACATCCATCAATATACTTCAGTCTGCCCTTATGTTCTAATCTACCACCTATGTGAAAGAACCCATTATATTTTATACTCTGAATTACTATACCGTTACCACCAATTATTTCAACTTGATTTGGAACGGAAGCGTACATTTCAGGTTTTAATTTAAAATCTCCTTCATTTGTTTTAATCAATGCCTCTCCGCTATGATTAAATATGAAAAACGTATCACCGCTTGAGTTTAATGACAATGACTTGCTCTCAACATAGCCATATAACTTAGTGGGATTAATATTGTCTGAATCATTAAACAGAAGATCTGTTTTCGATAACTCAAACGGACTGTAGCTTGGATTCTTCATAATGCTCCATTATTTTTATTAAACATTCTGGAGTGCTATTTGAATTAATAACACTTTTAGTTCTATTTATAATATCTGTTATTTTCGCTCTGTCTTTTTCCTTCATCAAGCAACTGAATAATACATTGTCATCTTCAGTTATCTTGAGTTTGTTCTCTTTATCTCTATCGTCTGGATATTGAACTTTCACCTCGTCTGGATAATTCATATCTGGAATTGAAATCTCTTTAGAAAGCTCAATCATTGACTTATCTATTGTGTTCATATCATTCATCTTCTTGAAGATAGCTAGGTGATCTTCGTTATTACCTAATTCTATTATTTCTGTAGAAGTGAATAATTCAGCAAGCTTATCATCATTCCATTTCCCTGCAATGTTTTGATTGAGTCTGTAGTTTAGCCTTTTGAACTGTTCGTGTGTTAATTGTTTGGTAGGTCTTTTAATATCTACTTCTTTATATTTACTAGAAATCAAGCACTCTAAAGAACGATGACCTCCACAGATTGTGTAGTCTTTGTTTACTATAACAACTCCTGCAAATCCGAACTCTTTGAAACTCTCTTTGAGATATTTCACGTTGGCTTCATCGACATCTCTTGGATTATCCTTCCAAGGTTTAAGCTTGTCAATGCTTACTCTTTCGAACTTCCATTCTATCATTTCTCACCTTTTATTATTTGAACTGTAGCAATAGTTAGCAAATTAGTAATCAAAGAATGCAAACCTTTATACAGTCTGTCATGCAAACTGCATTACAATCTGTAATACAATTCTGTTTGCCGATTGCGTTGTGAGTTGGATTTAGCAAATCAGAAATTGCACACATCTTAAAAACAATAGGTTTTAAAATGTGGATTACAGTATTTAAGGCAGGCACTCATGTAAATATGAGCGGTGTAGAACAAAATTACACAGAAGCTGATTTGAAAGAAATTGCCAATACATATAATAATCAACCTGAAAAAGATAGACATACTGCACCATTGATACCTGGAGGACATGAGAAAGTTCATTTCTCAGATGGTGAAGTTATAATTAAACCATCAATGGGTTGGGTAGAACAACTAAAAGTAAGCGGTCAAAATCTACTTGCTAAAATTGATCCTACTCAAAAGTTTACTGAGGCCGTTAAAGGTAAGTATTATAATAAATTGTCTATATCTCTTAAGGCAAATAAATTACTAGATCACATCGCTTTACTTGGGGCAGAAAAGCCTGCTGTAAAAGGGTTACCTAATCTTGATTCATCATTCACAATGAATATAAAAGAATTAGCAGATGTTGAATCATATGAGTTTTCAGAAGTAGAGCCATCTCCAAATACAGATGGACTAAAACCAAAAGATAATTTCGAAGATCCAAAACCAAATTTAAACAATAACCAAAAAGGTGAAATAATGTTAATTACATTAGATACAGCAAAGCTTATCGACTGGGTGAAATCCGAATTCGGTGATGAGACGGCTACTAAATTACAAGAAAAGTTACCTGAATTTGAGGCTCCTAAAGAAGAACCAAAAAATGAAGAACCGAAAGAAGGAGAAGGCTCAACTCCGCCTACACCTCCAGCGGAGAACTTTTCGGAAAAAGATGACAAAGAAAAGAGCAAGCTATTAAGTAGAATCGCTTTTTTAGAAGCTGAGAATAGACAAAGTAAATTCAGTGAGTTTGTGGCAACTACTCACATCCCAGGTGGTTTGAAAACCACAGCATTGAATGTACTTGAAATTGCTCACAATGCTGAAACTTCTAACTTCTCAGTTAAAGATGAAAAGGGAATAGCTTCAACTCCTGTAAATGTAATGAAGTCGTTACTTAAGTCTTGGCCACAAGCAGTTTCATTAGGCGAAGACACTGAAGTAAATGGAAATAATTTCTCTGAACCTGGTCTGAAAGATGAAATAGATTCAGCTACAGAGTCATTCAACAAACGAAGACAATAATAATTAACTTTTAAATGGAGGTCTCATAATGGGACAAAATGATTTAGGTGTCTCTCTAGTAGAGACTCAATCAATTGAGGACATAATAGCTGGTGATGAAATCCAAGCTGTTAGCGTGCCTGCTACTATACTTACAGGCTTCACATACAAGAGAGGCGAAGTGTTAGCGAAAAATTCTTCTACAGGCAAATATCAAAAATTTGATGCAGATGGTACTAATGCCACTGATAAAATTGCTGGTATTTTAATAGAAGATGTTGATGCTACTTCTGCGGATGTAAAGTCGAGAGCATATGTGACAGGAATATTCAATAAAGCTGCCTTAGTGACTGCAGAGACATTCTCAGCAGGTGTACATAATTCAAATGGTTTAATCATTATTAAGGAGCTAGAAGACTAATGGCTATCAGTTTATATGATTCGAGAGCGTTAACCGCAGCGGTTAACAAAATAATTCCAATCAACACACAGCTTTTCAACTTGTTAGGCTTCAAAAATGAAGTTCATAGCACAGATGTAATTGATTGGGAGGTGATTTCAGATGAGAGACGTTTGGCTCAATTTGTCGCTAAAGATGCTTCCGAAGCGAAAGTAGTTAAAAAGAGCACTCGTTCTGTAAATACTATTAGAGTTCCAAGAACTTGGGAAAAGATGGTGTTTACAGCACAACAGTTGAAAGATATCAACGAGCTTGGTAATCTTTACGCTGCATCTACAAAAGAAAAAGATGATGCTATAAATCAAAGAGTACTTGAGGAAGTTGATAGACTTCAAAATAGAGCTATAAGAAGAAGATTGCAAATGTTAGCATCGACACTTGACACAGGGAAAATAACTATTGCTCAAGATGACTATGAGGCAGTAATTGATTCAGGTATGGTAACTGGGACACTTGCTGGCGGTGGTCATATTGTTGATGTTTCAGGAACTATTGATTGGTCTTCTGCTACTA